CCGGCACCTCTGCGCCCGGATCAAGGGCCTGCCATCCATCTTTGCCGTTGGCTGCGGTCTCCAACTGTCCGATGAAAGCGTTACGGCTAATCTTTAGATCCTTGACCAGCAGGTTCGTGAGGTTGTAATCCTTCACCTTGCCGTCGACCGTGATCGATGCGAATTGCGGGTAAAAGCCCTTGTCCTCACCATTGCGCGACACGGCACCCTTGCCACGCGCACCCGACGGCAGAGGGATGCGCCAGTCTCCCATGACTTCACCGTATCCATAGGTGCCAAGGATCTCGGTGTCACGCGCGGTACGTGCCGCAAGCATCTTGATCCGTTCGATAGCCTTGACGCCATCTTCTGCGGTCACGTCCTCATCGGTGCGCACACCCTTTGCCGCCTCTTCATAGGCTTCATCGATCTTCGCTTGTGCTGCCTCTTCGGCTGCCTTCAACGCTGCCTCTGCGGCAGCAACGTTAGCCTCCTGCTCCGCCTTGACCTGACGGAATGCAACGCTGGCATCATCATCTCCGGTCTCGATCCGTTCGGCGATCGTGTCATCTTGGACCGCGAGCCGGTACAGTTTCTCGAACGAATCGTTAGCCATACGGATAGGCATGCGGAATCCGTCCAGCAATTCTGCCAGCATCTCATCCTTGGCAGCCAACTCGACAGCAGCGGCAGGCAGTTCCGGAACAACGATCTTGGTAGCCATTGTGGCAACCTTTCTGTGGTGTGACGCGGGCAGGCGGTATCCACTCCGGACCCTGGTGACCTCACTCGCGCGCATGAGACAAGTGTATCGGAATTGCAAGGTTTAAGGCCCATATCAGGTACCCTGATAGGATGAATCTCAGAATCACCCATATGGGCTACTAGTATGGGCTAACCCTTCGCAGCGAAGAGCAACGGTTAGCCAAGCATTTGCGTGGTGGACCAAGCCCATTCCCGGGACGACAACGTTGTCTTAAGTCTAGCTAAGTAAATACTAATGCAGCCTAACTACCAACCATAGTTAGGCAGCCTAACTACTAACCATTATTAGCCAGGCTAACTATTTAATTCGCATTGCTAATTAAGATGTCGTGTCGTGAAATCCTTTAGTTGAGCCGAAGGCGTTAACTAGGCGATCAATGCAATGGTTACCAATATCTATACCAGTAAGCTTAATGAAATGGTATGAAGCTTCATCAATCAGCTTGACAAATAAAAGATTCAAGCGTACTCTACTAGTCATGCTAACTAATCAAACCAAGCCCATCAATCCATACCAAATCGTCAGGAAGCGTCTGCATCTAACTCAGGCAGGGCTAGCACATCAAGCCAAAGTAACCACTCAGGTAGTGACTAATCTAGAGTCCGGCCTCTTCTTTAAGCCTCCAGCAAGGGTCACCCAAACCTTAATCCAACTAACCCAAGCAAGCGAACCAAACCTCATCCCAACCTTAGCCCAGTACCATCAGTATCAGACTGAGCTAAGGTACTGGAACTTTCACTGTGTTGCCCCTGTCGGGTTTGGTTGGTTGGCCACCATTCCTAGCCAACTAGATCCAAGTGAGATAAAGTTTGAGGACTTCATGCGAGGTATCCATCCTTCATTTCGAGGCTTCTGTCGGCTAATCGTTTATCAACCATCCATGCTTCAAGAGTACATTGAACGTGGCCTTAACCGTCGAAGCCTAATGGCTGCACTTGGGGAGTGTGATATCTTCACGCCTAACGAATTGCAAACTATCATGGCACTTCCGCATGGTAACGTCGTTACTTATCCCTCCGTACCCAAAGGAGCATAATGCCAAGTCCGTCATCTAAATCACCGTCGTATGGAGAGTTGGTCTCTCAAGCCCTGTCGGGTGGTAATCTTTCGAGCGAGGCCGATAATGAAGGGTTAGATCCACACCTAGTCTATGGTATGCCTTCTAGCGTCAAGCCAAAGGTTATCTATCCACCGGCAGGTGTCTCGCGGGAAATCTTTGATCAGATCATTGAGGCGTCGGTACTGCATGCGGGGTTGGCGGTAAGTACGCGGGATCAAGGTTTGGACTTAGACGTGGATACCATCCGGGCTTATTGCCCAAGGATACCGAAACCAGTTATCACTAAGGTCATCGAGTCAAAGCCATACCACCAGGTGCTTATCCTTCGTGGCATCAAGCAACCCGGCAGCAAGGACGGCCTGTCGGCTGATCAGATGCGGGCGCTAACTATCCTTACGGACGTCTCGTCTAGCAGGTCACTAGAGAAGCGGCTTAAACTTGCGGGGATCTCATGGTTCAGGTGGCAGGCATGGCTTAACGATCCCATCTTCCGTGCCGCACACGATAAGCTTTGTGAGGACATCTTTAAGAAGGCCCAATCAAGTATCGATGTCCAGGTCGTCTCGGGAGCGCTGGACGGCAAGCTAGACTTTATCAAATACGCAAATGAGATGAGTGGAAGGTTTGACCCAAACCGTCGGGCTCATGCTGACGTGCAGCTAATCTTGAATGGCATAGTTGAGATCATTACTAGAAACGTAACAGATCCCGAAGTGTTGAAGAGGATTAGTTCGGAGTTGAGTGCCGTAGTCGCAAAGCTAGGTTAGGGAGATAAGCATGAAGCGTCAAATCCTTATCGGTATGGGGTCCATAGTGGGGTTGACTATCCTAGTAAGCATGGCCGGGATAGTCATAACCTGGTGGGAAGAACGAACCCCCCGTTATCGTTACCGAACCTACCCACTAGGCGAAACCTTCTCGTGACGTACTCATGGGAACCACGCTTCTGGGAGAAGGTTCAACTCCACACCCTGTCGGAGCCTAAAGGTTGCGACATGTGGACCGCTGCAACGGTAAAAGGGCGTGGAATCTTCTGGACAACAAAGCTTGAGTATGCTCCGCGTGTGGCATGGTTACTTCATTATGGTTGTTATCCAGATAATAATGCTTGCCATACTTGTGACGTACCAGCTTGCGTTAGGTGGGATCATCTGTATGATGGGACGCAGGCTGAAAACCTAGCAGATATGGTGAACAAAGGTCGCCATATTGATGTTGCTAACAACCGTAAGTATAGGCTCACAGAATCGCAAGTACTTAGTATCCGAAGCCTTTATGCTGACGGTGCGACGCAACCAGCCCTGTCTAAGATGTTTGATATAGACAAGCCTTCTATCTCAAGGATTGTCAATCGTAAGTCATGGAAACATCTACCATAGGAGAGCATCATGGTTACCCAGTACACTCCAAGGCTGGGCCTATCGTTGGAGGACAACAATGAGTTGATCGACCCATTTGTTGCTAACTGGACGAAACTTGATAGTACCGCTGGTGTGTTTTACGTCAATGATGGTGTAACTCCTGACGCGACACTTTTGTATGACGGCGCACAGATTATCGAAAAGAACTCCGGTAAGATGTTCGTTATGCATAGAAATACCCTCGGTAACTTCGACAAGATCAATACGAGGTATCCTTACTACTACTCAGCATCACAAGCTCAATCAGCCATCATCAGTAGTACGTCATGGCGACAGTGGGGCATGGGTACCTTTAACTCCGCTAACGCTGTCAACTCTAGTGCTAGTGACATGTTCAAACCATCCAATGGATGGCGATGTCCTGTCGATGGTATCTATTCCATCAAGTCTAGGTATCGTTGGCAAGATGGTACCAGTAACACAGGTGCGCGTGGCGCTCGCGTGGATATCAACTCTGGTTACTGGACTGGGGTATGGGATACGGAAGTACTCCAAACACGCAACCCTGGCTATGCTGTAGCCACAGACATTGCCATGATTACACCCTGTCGGGCTGGTGATACACTAGTCTTTTGGTCGTATCAAGATACGGGTCAAAACCTTTTGATGAACTCATTCGTGTCTATCGCCATGATTCATGCGTTGCCTTACTACCCGGTACCGTAACCATAATGACACGGCCTAACAATCCATACGTGAGTCAAGGTTACGGGCAACATAACGTTAGTCCTCACGGTGAACATACTAACGATCTGGACTCAAGCAAGGATGCGCACCATCATTCGATTGGGCGCTCATCATATCAAGCTAGCTCAGGCTTGCACACCCATGATGGTGTGGACTCTGAGCCGGTCAAGTATACCGACATAACAGGCTTGCCTGTTATTCCAACCTTGCCTGTAACTTCTGAGGTTGAGGTATTCAGAGTTGAAAATCAAAATGCCAATAATGCTGGATGGACAGGTATTGGTTTCACTCAGACAGTAGTTGCAAATGGTAGTGCACTGTCGGTTTCCCCTACCAACAATGGTATCGTTATTAATACCGCAGGACGTTATCTGATCCATGCTGCTGCATCAATTAGCCCCAATACAGTTGGTCGGCGTGGCATCACTGTTCACACAGGATCACCAGCCTCCTTCACCCCGCAACTTATTATGCCTGCACTTCCAAGTGGCGGTCCAGGTCTTGTGTTCTCAACGATTTACAACTGTTCCCCAGGTGCCCAGTATACTGTGTATCTGTTTCAAGACTCCGGTGCAACCTTGCTTGCTAGCAACGTTCGTTTTAGTATGTACCTGCTCTACTAATAAGGGAACCATGCCAGCTAAAAGACGACAACCGGAACCTATGTCTAAGGGTGACATGCTCGACTTCCTGTCGGGTGCGTTTAAGAGGCAGAGTGTGGAACCTAATTTGTATGGATATCAACCGCATCCTAAGCAGCTAGAGTTTCATACCTCACTGAAAAAAGCGAGGTTGTACATAGGTGGCAACCGATCAGGGAAATCTTTTGGCGGGGTTGTCGAGGATCTTTGGTGGGTTACTGGACGTCATCCTTATCGTAAGATTCCTGACAAAACCATCAGAGGCAGAGTTGTTGGCGTTGACTTCGTTAACGGGGTGCAAGGTACTCTCATCCCTATCTTTAAGCGATGGATTGTACCTAGTGACCTTAAAGGTGGAAGCTGGGAGCAGAGTTGGTCAAACGGTGAACGAACTCTCTTCTTAGCTAACGGAAACTTTATCGAGTTCAAGTCTAGCGATCAGGACTTGGAAAAGCACGCAGGTACGTCACGAGACTTCATACACTTTGATGAGGAACCTCCGCGAACCATCTTCACGGAGAACCTTATCCGTCTTGTTGACGTTGGCGGCTCATGGTGGATAACTATGACCCCTGTCGAGGGTATGACATGGGTCTATACAACGCTGTACGAACCCTGGCGTAGTGGCAAAAGAACTGACATCGAAGTCGTTCAGGTAGACATGTCTGACAATCCCTACCTGTCGGAAGCTGAGAAGCAAGAGATTCTTGGGTTCCTGACTGACGATGATAAGGAAAAGCGTGAACACGGAACCTTTGTACCAAAGGGTGGTCTTGTATTCCCATCCTTCCAAGAATCAGTACATGCGACGCTTCATGGATGGCGCCCACCGCGTGATTGGCTTATCTATCATAGCCTTGATCACGGTTACAACAATCCTACTGCTAGCCTTCATCATGCTGTCAGTCCTGACGGTAGTTCTGTAGTAACCTTTCACGAACATTACAAGCGTGAATGGATCGTTGAGCGACATGCTAAGGAGATACTTGCATGGGAGCAAGAATGCGGAATCGAACCTTTCCTGCGCACCGGCGATCCAGCCATGAAGCAAAGACAAGCACAGAGCGGGAACTCGATTCAAACTCTCTATGCAGAATTGGGTATATACTTTGCCCTGGATTCAGTGCCCAGAAGTGTGTCCGTTGGTGTGGACAAGATCAACCAATACTTACAGATCAACCCAGTAACGAATAGACCCTATTGGCAAATCTCTGATTGTCCCATGTTGACTAGAGAGTTGAGTCAGCTACACTGGGATTACTATGTAAGCGGCAAGCTTGAAGATTCTAACAATGTCAAGGAAACGATTCACAAGAAAGATGACCACGCCCCTGACGCTGCTAGGTATTTCTTTACGTTTCTCCCTGAGCTTGGAGCTTTAGGGCTTAACGTTGAGACACAAGAAGTTGACCCTGGTATCGGTATCCCAGTAGGCACCATATGGGATATGCTTAACAAGCATCAAGGAACGTTCCGAGAAAATGGTTGGACCATCTCCCAAGGTTTTGATCTTCGCGGGTTAAAGCTTAACGATAACGGTAGTGATGAGGACGAGTTCTATGACGAGTGACACCTTCCACTACCTCCCTGTCGGTATGTTGCCCAACCCTGGAACGTGCTGTGTTTGCGGATCTAACCAGCGTGGTTGTGTTGATTTCGGCATCACTGTTGAATACTTCGGTGCAGTACTGATCTGTGAAGAATGCATCCTCGACATCTCTAACGTTGAGCAGCTAGGTCTGATCACACGTTCCGAGGTTGCACAGATGATGGAACAGAACGAACTACTCCTGGCGAGAGAAGAGAGAGTGCAACGTGAACGTTACCAGCTCAGAGATGCCGTGGTGGCTGTGGTTGATTCTTTTAATCGTGCCGTTGATGACAGTGAGCCTAGTAACCTGGTTAGCATTCCAATCGCACCAGCACACCGTGTCAACTTTCTCGAAGTCTTTAGAGACCCAAACTGATCTCGTCAAGCATCTGACCAACCTTTTAGCGGTGAAAGATCCGCTATCGTTCCAGGCTGTAAGTACTACTGCGGAAGTACCAACCATTACTTATGATACCTCAGATGAAGCTGAGGCTCAGAGGATGAGGGATAGAGGTCTAAGTGACGGCACCATTTACGACGAATGGAGCGACACAGACCTCTCCAGCGTTCGGTCGGAACTCTTCGGACAAGGCTAGCAGTAAAGCTGCGTCCAGCGACGACCAAGAAGTTACCCTTAATCGAGCCGGAAACTTATCTGACGAAGCAAAGAAGCAACTTGTAAGCCTTGTCAAGAACGAATATGACAAGATGAAGTCTAACCGACAGCGCATCCGTCGGCAGTGGGACATCAACCTTGAGATGTATGGTGGGAACCAGTTCATCCAACAGTTGACGGGCATCAATAATGCTGTATCAAGGATCGGTACCCCCAACTCTCCTAAGTCTCGGGCTCGAAGCGTAACCAATCGTATTCGGCCAATGATCCGTACAGAGATCACTAAGCTAACCTCACAGAAGCCAACGGTCACCATCATCCCCGCATCGGGTGAAGATGATGACCTTTTTGCTGCCCAGGCTGGCGAAGCTGTGTGGGAGTTCATGTATGACCATTACAACATGCAATGGATCATGGAACGGAATGCTTTCTGGACCGCCATTACAGGTAATGGTTTCATCAAGACATGGTGGGACTCTACCAAGAAGGATACCCTTTTCAGGAACGTCCTTGGTGTAGCTACCGTTGGAAACATTCAGTACGGAAACGTTACGCCGTACAACCTTTTCGTGCCTGATCTTTTGTGTGAGGATGTCGAAGATCAACCACATGTCTACGAAGCATACACACGGCCCGTCGAATGGGCAAACCGTTTCTTTGGTGGCGATTTTAAGCCGTCTATTGTGGCTAAGACTGAAATATTTGAGTCTAACTATTTTCAAATGGCTGGCGAAAACGATTCTATCCCTGACAGTGTACTTATTATCGAAGCTTATATTAAGCCGGGCTCAACGAAACTCTTGAAAGAAGGCGGCTTAGTAACGATTTGCTCCGATCAGCTTGTCAACTTTGTTGAAGGTATGTGGTACTCCCACGAAGAGTATCCTTACGCTCATACCAAGCACATTATGACTGGCAAGTTCTACGGTGCCAGTGTTCTAGAAGATGTTAACTCCTTGCAGCGTGAGTATAACCGCACAAGGTCACAGATCATTGAGTCCAAGAACCGTATGGCTAGACCACAACTGTTGGCGCCTATCGGTAGCATGGACGTCAGTAAGTACACCGCTGAGCCGGGTCTAATCATTCAGTACAAGCCTGCGCTCGGTGAGCCGAAACCTTTGGCTTTGCAACCTATTCCGCAGTATGTTCTCCAAGAGGTTGAGCGCATCATCTCTGACATGGAGGATATCAGTGGGCAGCACCAGGTTTCGCGTGGTATGTCACCAGGGCAGGGTGTGGTTGCAGCAACGGCCATTGCGTTCCTCCAAGAAAAAGATGACGCAATCCTCTCAACAACCATCTCCAGCGTTGAGCAAACAACGGCAAAAGTTGCTCGACAGGGTCTTACTTTGGCTGTTGATTATTGGGATATCCCTCGCCTTATCAGGGTTGCTGGGATGGATCGTGCATTTGATACATACGAACTAAAGGGTTCGGATATTGCTAACAGTCTTGATGTAAGGGTTGAGCCTGGTTCAGGGCTCCCCAATTCCAAGGCTGCACGCCAAGCTTTCCTGATGGATCTTTTCCAGGCAGGCGCCATCACTCCGCAACAGATGCTTGATATGATGGAGATTGGCGGCGTTCAAAGTCTCGTAGATCGTATGCGTATCGATATGCGTTGTGCGCAGCGTGAAAACCTTCGTATGAAGCAGCTTACTCCGCAATCTATTGCGTTGTTCAACCTGAACACGATGGAAGCTGCCATCCAGGGTATGCGCGGCACCGTTGATCCTCAACGTGGCTTGCCAACCGTTGACCCAGCAAACATGACGACATACCCACCTGTGGTTCCAGTTAACAAGTGGGATGCTCACGATATCCATATCACTACGCACAACAACTACCGTAAGTCTCAAGAGTTTGATATGCTCCCGATCGAGGTCAAAGATCAGTTCGAGAAGCATATCAGCATCCATGAGTCTTATGTATTCATGTCTCAGCAAAACCCTGCGTTCGGCGTGGCACAACAAGGTGCACCACAGAACCAACTGAACATGCTTCCACAAGCTAACACCGGCCCTGTCGGACCTGGTGGACCAAACGATCCGAATGGACCAGGCATGGGTAACGCTGCGGGTCCAGGGGCGGGGCCGGGAAGTGTCCCTCCCGGTGGGAACTTCCCCCCCGTCTCTCAACCATCGGTTAAAGGTTAGGGGGTGACTTATGTCTAACATTGATATGCTTGGTGGTTCAGGGTTCGGAATGGGTATGGTTGTCACAGACCCTCGCTGGACCCCGACAGATGTAGCCGATCCTGTAATCGACTCTGTATTCCTTTCAACTAAGGACATCAGAAGTATGGATGCACGGCTACAGGTGCTAAACGCTGCGTACTGGACACAGAAACGTTGTGACCAGGAAAGCATCTGGGACAAGCTGTTCTACATCCGCAGTGACCAGGGAACCAACCCTGGAGGTCTGTCCTGAACCATGTAGTATCCAACCATCTCTGCCCAGGGCCGTAAGGTACAGGCGCCCAGTAAGGATGAATAATGAGTGACGCAGGTCCGATCGGTAACACTGACTCAGGTATTGGTTCGGAAGGATCGTCTGGCGAAAGCTCCAGCCCGGTCTCACCTTCTACTTCGACAGATGGAGGTGGCGACCAAGGAGGCGTAAACCCTGCATGGGAACCCTTCCTGTCGGAGTTGCCAGAATACTTCCGTCCCAAGGCTACGCCACATTTGAAGAAGTGGGACGAGAACTATCGGAACCTCGAAACTCAGCACAGAGAGTTGTCGGAGAAGTACAAGCCTTACGAGCCGTACTTGGGTGTCGATCCGGCAAATCTAGGCAATGCATGGAACATCTATGAGACCATCAACAATGACCCGAAGAGAGTGTACGATGCTCTGACGGAACATATGAGGGCCCTAGGGATGCTCCCAAACGACACGCAGCAACAACAAGGTGAGAATGGTGAACCTCCAGAGAATGCTTTTGGTCAGGTAGATCCAAAGCTTACCGAACTGGAACGTCGGCAGGCTGAGCTTGATTCGCGTCAAGCAAGCATGGATGAGTATGTGCAGCAGCAAGTGTACGAACGACAAGTACAAACCTACGAAAAAGACATTGATCAGCAGGTTCAGGGCTTGGTTAATAAGTACGGTGCAGCAGTTGACGTGGAAGATGTCCTGCAAAGGATGTTTAACCAAGCATCTGCTGGTAAGCAACTTGATGCTGAGGCAGCTTTCAATGAGCAGAAGTCAACGTTCCAGCGGCTTTACAAGGCTCAGAATGGAGGTAGACTTTCGCCTCAAATCATTCCGCCTACAGGTACTCCAGCAGCATCGGGAGAGAAGAAGCCTGAGGATATGAATGAGGAAGAGACGAAAGCCTACTTCAAACACTTACTGGACATTGCCAATGCTGGAGGCTAACTATGCCAACTTCGCTGGCGACCCTAACTGCGGTCACCAAAGAAGTGTACGAAGGAAAGCTGCGTAAGCAGTTCAACGACGAGGTTGTGCTCCTTAAGAGGATTCAGCGCAACGGTGGTGGTTCAACCATCACCAACACGGTTGGTGGCAAGTATGTCACCTTCCCCATCCATGTCTACCGGAACAACGGTATCGGTGCTCGGCGTGAAGGCGAGAACCTTCCTGTCGCCGGTAACCAGGGTACCGCGCCGGTTCAGATTCGGCTCAAGTATCAGTACGGTTCGGTGCAGCTTTCAGGGCAGAGCTTGCGTCTGGTCAACAAGGATTTCCAGGCGTTCATCTCTGCCCTCAACCTTGAGATGGAGGGGTTGAAAACTGACCTCGCCAAGGATCTGAACCGCCAGATTTACGGCAACAGTACTGGTTCTATCGGTACCGTTAGCACCGTTGGTGCCAACACTGTTGCAACGGTTACGTCAGGTATCCAGAACTTCCAGGTTCAGGAGTTGGTGGATGTTTATACACCTGCCAACCTTGCAGCAGATGCCGCACCCCAGCAGACCGGCGTTACGATTACGGCAGTGGATACTGCGGCGGGGACCATTACTGTTTCCCCTAGCGTTACTTGGGTTGCGGGTAACGTCATCGTTCGTACTGGGTCTGCAAACCGTGAGTGGACCGGGCTTGGTGCCATTGTTAACAACTCTGGCATCCTTTACAACGTTGATCCGGCAACTTACCCGATCTGGAAGGCTGTTGTCGATACCGGTACCCCTCCGGGAACGAACCGGCCCCTGTCGGAGTCGGCAATGATTCGCAACGTTCACGCGGTGCGGACCAACGGCGGCAAGACAAGCCTTCTGGTCTCATCCCTTGGAGTCCAGCGTGCTTACTGGAACCTTCTGGTTCAGGCACGAAGGTTCTCGAACACCAAGGAGTTCACCGGTGGTTACACGGGTCTGATCTTTACCACAGACACCGGTGAAGTTCCCATGGTTGCGGACATCGATTGCCCGTACAACCGTCTCTACGGTCTTTCCGAAGAGAACATTCGTCTGTACCAGGATGCGGACTGGGAATGGATGGATTACGATGGAAGCATGTGGGACCGTGTTCCAGGTTCGGTCGCGGGAACCATCAAGGATGCTTACGCTGCAACGATGTTCCAGTACTCAGAGTTGGGTACTGATCGGCGTAACGCTCACTTCGTCATGCAGGACATCACCGAGTCGTAAGATTCGGCCCTAGATTTCCCTCGCCAGGGAAAGATGGTCGGCCGGAGAGTTTTAGAGATGGGGCTCTCCGGCTGACCGCTAAGGGGCGGATGATATGAAATGGTTTGATGTTATCAGAAGAGTGGTCATCTTTCTTTTAGGCGCGTTTTGCTTTCTCAAAGGTGTCTTGTCTCCTGAAAATACCATACCAGAGTTGATTATAGGCATGATCATGGTTGGCGTACTACCTGTTGATGATTTCTTTATTTGGAACCCTAGGGCTAGAAGAAGAAGCAATGAGGTTGACGAGAAGGGATGAGATGTGGCTGCCTATGTAAACGATCCTACTAAATCTCTTGTCGATAACCTTATGGGGAACTTTGATTCTCTAAGTATGCCTCCTGGATCTGTTATGGATCGTTTTGGAGCTTATACATCAGGTACGGCAGGTACATCTGTATCCGACAGGCAGTACGCTCAGCTTGTAGCGAACGGTAAGTCTGGAAGCATGGCTGATATGAGAATTGCTTCACAACAGATTAACTTTCCATCTGTAGATGATCTGGCATGAGTAGGCATCCCATCTTTGGCGGAGACTATCGTGCAACTACCGATGGTCAGTGGGTCAACGCTATGCATCAGCGCGTTGCAACCATGGTTACCGAATACGATCCTGAAATCTTTCTCGCATGGATTCCACCCGCCGACAGGCAGCCTGGTGATGAAGTCTTTGCATACATGCTTGTACATGAGCATCCAGACGGTTCACAGTACGTCATGTCTTACTGGTCTGAGGATGAACTTAACCCTGACGCTGTGATGTCGTGGGTGTGGGAGAACGATTTCCGTAAGCATCATCCTAACGACATCTTCAACAAGGTTCAAGCCTCAGCATTGGCTCAGCAGCTATACGATGCCAAGGTTACTGAAGAGGAAGCTGCTGAGAAATGGGAGTTTGCGCAGTCGGTATTGAAGTCCAGGCTTCATACTTACAAGCATAAAGGGAAGAAGTATCGCTAATGCCTACACCTGCAAGTTCTCTTACGCTCGCTGACGTTATTGCTGATGTGCAGCGTCAGTTTGGTGACGAAGCAGGCGTACAGATTGTTAACACTGACATCATTCGATGGGTTAACCAAGCTCAGCGAGAGATCGTTAACAAGAACCCTATGATCCAAGCTTCGGCTGATCAACCTGTGGTTCAAGGACAACAGCGCTACACCCTCCCTGTCGGACTGTTGCAGATCGAATCAGTCATGTACGACCAGATGATCCTTAACCCTAAGAACTTTGAGGATATCCGGCAGTTGGTTGGGACAGACAACAATAACACAGGCACGCCTATGTACTGGTACCTCTGGGCAAACCAAATCTACCTGTGGCCGATCCCTAGCGATGCTGATGGTTCAAAGATAATCACTGTGAACTATAGCTCCATGCCTACAAACGTTTCATCCCCCGCAGACATTCTTGGTCTGCCAGATAGGTACTACGATCGTATCGTTGAGTTCGTCATGGCGAAAGCTTACGAACTTGATGAGGATTGGACTGGACAACAGATTCAGAATCAGAAGTTTGAGACCAAGGTTACCGAGGTCTTTAACGCTGACAAGAACATGATCGGTGCCTGGTTAGTTGCGACTGATAGTGAGTACGAATGACCATCCCTGTCGGAAATACCCCCTCTAATCCTTCTGCCTTGTATGCAGGCAGCCAGGGTGGTATGGGTATCCCTTCTGGTCCAGGTATGCCTACCGGACAGAATGCTAGCGGTACGTATAACCCTGGTATTCAACGTGTACGGTACAACCCTCATACGCCTCTTGGACCGTTCAAAGGAGGGTTGCATAACTCTTCTGGTGTTGGTGAGTTCATCGATGACAGTGAGCTATTCCGACAGATTAACCTTGAAGTTGATAACGACGGTACGCTAGTTAACCGTCCAGAGATTAATCTTATGTCAACCAATGCAGATGCAACTTGCAATGGTTGGCGAATCATCGGCACCTATACACCTGACGATGGACGTAAGTTCCTAGTTATCTGTCTAGCAACAGGTAACGTTTTGCTGATGGACACATCGACAGGGCAAGCTAACTTCACCACTGTAGCTACGGGTGTAACGTCGGTAGCTAGTATCCAGTACAACAACAAGCTTTGGGTCATTGCTACGCAAAGTTCAACTGCAAATGGTGGCTACTTTGACGTGCCTACTTCTGGGACTATTAGCTGGACTACCGTTTCAGGTATACCTCGTGGAGAATCAGTAGCACAGTATCGTGAACGTCTTTTTGTAGCCGCAGGCATAGGTTCAATCACAACTACGTCACGGTTCTATTTCTGTGCTTTGGCTGACCCTACCTCCTGGGCAGGTACAGATTTTATTGACGTTGCTCCCGGCAATGGTCAAAGGCTTGTATCATTAATGCTTAACGGCAATGACTTGGTACTTTTCAAGGAACATTCAACGTACAGGTTCACTTACACAACTGATCCTCGCAAGGCTGAACTGACAGTTGTTGATTCCCGTATTGGTGCCGCTGGCTTGTATTGTATTGCCATGCATGAAAACGGGACCATCTATGTGGTCAGTGGTAACCGTCTTTACGAACTGTTTCAATACAACTATACGCTTGTTTCTAACAACGTTGACATGCGCAGAGTTGTCGATACAACGTTGTATGCCAAAGATCAGGTTGCGGTCTCTGTGTTTCGTGATCGTGTGTTTCTCAGGTATTACAGTCGGTTGTATATGTTTGATGCAAAGTTGAAGGTATGGATGGAGTGGGAGACTACTCGAAAGTTTAGTAGAGTTGTGTCCATTACTGGTGCCAATGCTACATCGCCTCAAGCTTTCGCTACAACTGGAACATCTGAACGACCAAACGAGATGTATTTCATCAACGATAATCGTTTTGTCGCTGCTACTAACAGCACAATCAATACGACTTCAACTGTAGTAACCACAGATTCGCAACGTAACGTAAACAGTACAGGTGGTACAGTTCAAAAGCCTGCCGGTGTCCAACCAGGTGACTGGTGCTATCTATTCATGCAGATCACCTGGGGTGCTGGGGATACAAACGTTGTATTTCCAAGTACACCGTTTGACACTGTTATGGCTAAAGTCCAGAACGGTGCACCGAACGGGGGACAAGAACTGTACGTACTTAAACGACAAGTACAGCAGTCAGATTCATCATATGTATTTACCCTTGGTCAAACTGTTAACTGGCACTCTGTTGCGGTGTACTTACGTAACGGTAACCATAAGGCTGCATCGGTACATGTTGGCCCTGTGGTTATAGATAATGGTATCGCTTCGACGGTCACCTCTGTCGGGATTCCTACTGAACTTGGATCGTTTGCGCTGACTTTTGCTGGATTCAAGAAAGATACCAGTATTGCCAACACTACAGTGACCGTTACCAACAGTACGAAGCTAGCTACCACACCGCCAGATACAACCTCTGTCGTTTCGATGCTATCTGTGATTGCAGGTTCAGCCATTACTGGTACTGATCCTGAAATTCTGACACCAAACGTAACTGTAAGTCATACTCCTGTCACAAACGATTATGTGTTTGCTGTAACCGTGTCCATACCACCATCTACTCAACCCTACCCTGTCGGGAGTGAACTCTTTTACGGTAGGATAACTACAAAGTTGATGGATTTTGATTTCCCGCATCTATATAAGGTAATGTTTTGGTGGGGGATCAGCGTTGCAACGTCGGGCAAGTTCACCGCGATGACTAATGTTTTCAACCCTGGGAAGAAGTTGACTTGGGGTCAAGCCTTATCTCAGTATGGTTCTTGGGGTGCTGCTAGGGCTGCCGGTGTAACTTGGGGGAACAACACCAACCTTATCAACAATCAAGGTGTAACTTACGGTGCAGACGCTTATTATCGAAAGTTCGTCAAGCTTATGAAAAAGCTTCGCTTTCGACAGATGAGTTTCTCGGCAGATTTCGACATTATTACCAATAACAATGCAGCAGATGCATCATTACGCTTCTTCGATGCGATTGTGTATATCAAGGCTAAAGCTAACGTTGTAAAGGAGACCAACTAATGGACACCGACAAGATTCTGTTGATCATCATTGTGATCGAGACGACCATCTTGTTGCTTCTGGCGCTAGTTGGTTACCGTGGTAGGCATGTGTAATGGCTAGCAGCCAGCTTAACCCGTACATCTCTAAGCCTGACGGGTTCAATCCTTATGCTGCTGGTGCAAAGCTTTACGGCCCGACAGGCAGGCTTAATGCAACGCAAGGTCCCGTGAGCTTAGAAGGCATGAAAGGCTATAAGCAGCGTGACAACGAGGTACAAGCACGAAAGCAAGCAGTCCTACAAAGAATGCAGGCAGCGCAGGCCGGCAACTACTTGTCTCCTGCATACTTGAAGGGAAATGGGCCGACATGAGTAATCAGCCTCCATGGTTGAAGGGCAAAGCTCAATCCAAGGGTAAGGGTGGCAAGAACTTCTTGCTCGATGACCCTGAGGATAGGGCTGAGGCAAAGGCTGGGCATCCGCCCACGACTAAAGAAGAGGCTGCGGAAGATCGAAACAAGCCTGCCAAGAAGCAGGCAATTCTTAACCTCATGGCCTCTAAGGGTGGCAAAAAGTGACGAACCCGATGCTTGCAGCACTGAGCAACGTTATGGGCCGACAGGGTGCGTCAGCAGGTGGGCAAGGTTTGGGTACGGCTCAACCTGGCTCGCCCAATGGTGCGCAGCAACCTTTGCCCCTTCCTGCACAACCTGGACCTGGCCCGATGCCTTCCCCTCCACAGCAGCAACCACAACCAATTACCCCAGGACCAAACAACCCTCAGCCAAGCATGGCTCCGCCTCCAGGTATGGGAGGTCAGCCAGGTATGCCAGGACAAGCGCCAGATATGCCTGGACAAGCGCCTGGTATGGAAGGTATTCCCCAAGGTGGCGCAGACAACCCTAGCATCATTCAAACTGATCAGGGTGCTATTGATATCGGGCAACTATCTCCGGGCGATCGGCAACAGTTGTTGGCAGCCTTACAGAATAACCCTGCTGCACCTTCTGGTGCGCCAGGTATGCCGCCCGGTGGAGGGCAACCACAAGATATTCAGGCAGCTATCGATATGGCTAGGCAACTGTCTGCCCCCTCTCGCTAAGCAAGGGTTAAACCATGACATCGCCAGTTACTCGTCCGGCACCTGCAACGTTTAGAAACGTTGTTATTCCTGATGCTAGGGCTGACCCCGGGTACCTAACTACACTTACTGGCCTGCGTACGTCGATTGCGAACTACAAGGCTCAGCAGGACTTGGCGAGGCAACAATACGACACCGAGTATAACAATAACAAGCGTAATATGGGTTGGAACTTTGCTACAAATAGGTTCGATCCTAGCCGTACCAATAGTGACTACGGTAACGCTGTGTATACCAACGCTAACGATTTTGGTGGCCGCGGTATGTTTTACTCTGGTGCTAATGCTCAGGCACAAGGCAACATTGATCAGGACTTTGCTAACCGTGCTACAAACTTGGATACCGCTAGGTACAATGATATCGCCTCGCAACGGCAAGCTATGGTTGGTTTCCAAGGACAGACCGCTGCTGATAAGCAGGCAGCATTGACAGATGCCATGTCAAGGATTTCATCTAAGTACAACATCGGTATGTCCCAAGTTCCACAAGGAAAGACAACAACAATCCGACAGCAGGTGGTGTAGCTATGAGCCAATGGTTTAAGGTTGATCTTAACCCTACGCAACGTCGAGCATTGATAGCTGGCGGCTTCACGCCTGCTCAGATTCTTGCATTCCAGCAGGGTAGAACTACTGACCCAAGGATGCAAAGTATTATCCAAGGTGGCACCAACGTTGCGCGTATGCCTACGCCTGCAACTGGTTATCCTATGCCTGCTCACAGCATTATGGAGGGGGTTATCAACAATGCATACAAGCAAGCTGGCTACACGCCACAGACTACTGCTCCAAACCTTAAGCCTCGATGGACGCCACCTACCGGTGTAGCACCTGACGATACATCTGCACCTAAACCATCTGGAAACGGTACACTTTGGAATGATTTTGGCGGCACCCTTGGTGGTGGCGGGGGTGCAGATGGGTTTCCTACCGCACCGGCTATTCCTGATGTAAAGATCCCTGTCATTACGCCGCATGACTTCTTGCCGCAGGCTACCACGGCTACCGGCAAAGCTTGGCAACCTGTTTTGTCTCAGCTTGACAAGACTAAGGCTAACGTTGGTGCAGAAGGTGAGCGTTCTCGAAAGATCGTTGGCGGTCTTTGGGACAACATGAAGAAAGCTATCGCGTCCCAAGCTGTAGAGAACAAGAACAGCTTTGCAGATGCTAGCAAGGATAGCCAGACAACAGGTTCTCAGCTAGCGTCACAGATAGGTAAGAACTACCAAGGTGCCAATGCTAACACTGCCGACCTCCTGTCGAAGATTAACGGCGGTCAAGCGGCTGGGTCCATCCTTGGACAAGGTGCTAACGATCAAGGTTGGCAACAAGGCTTGGCAGCCATCAATGCTAACGCTAACAAATCATTCTTTGATAAAGAGGGTGCTGCACAAGCTGCGGCCGACAGGCAGTACGGAAGCATTGCTCAAGGTCAGGGCAACACTGCACAGGCTGATATCCTTAACCAAGT